AGAGTTCAAAATCAGTCTCGTTAACTGTGGCGTACTGCTCTACGTCACTTAGGTCATATCCCATAAGGACCATGTCAGACAACGTCACATAAGATCTGTGCGCAACCAGTTCAGCGTCATCAAGATTACGCGCTGTGCGGTTGATCACTATCTCTTCGGGGGGCACTGCCTCAACCTTGATCTTGCCGACCTTAGATCGGTGCGTTACCCGGACTGAGTGTGATGACTCTTGTTGGTCGCTGCTGGCCATCGAGGTCAGCATATCAATTTCTATTTCAGGGTCTGAATTGAGGGCGTTGAGCGCCTGATCGTCTAAATTCTCAAGCTCATAGCTTTGAGTCGTTTCGCTTTCGTCGTAGTAATACTTGAGAAACCCAGACCCCTTAACCAAAGCGTCTTTGAGACACGCATAAATAATTTCTACAAAGCTCTGATCTTGGTCTTGGTTGAGCACATAGTTAACAAAGTCAGTGGCTTGTTTCGCCGCCTCTATGTCTTCCGGGCCTCGCGGGGCAAACTCGACCATGTGGTCAGAGCCGCAAAATATTCGCAGAAGGCTGGGTAGCATGGCCTGCACTGTGTCGCGCACGTCCATAGTCTGCGCTGTGCTGCGGCCCTCTTCGCCAGAGGCCAGTGCTTCACCGTTATAATACTCAGCGGCAGTGGCACGCTGCGGGGAGATGGTGTTATCAATGAAATCAACTGCGTCTTCAATGGCCTGCGTAATCGCGGCCTGCAGTTCTTCATCGCCCATGCTTGGGTCTTCTTCAATGAATTCTTCGGAGTCGTATAGTTCAGCCATTGTATTTTTCCTAGATGGGGGCCAATAGGCCGCCAATGGTTTCGCCAAATCTTCTTACGTTTTCTCTCTCTGCAGCGTCTTCCATGATTTGCTGATCAAGAAGGCTGCGCATGGGCTGAGTTGAAAATATTGAGTTTGGATTTTGTTGATTGGGCAGAGATTGGCTTTCCATGTACTGCTGCATTTGGCGCTGAAACGCCTCTGGGTTAACTCTGGCGGCTTCTGGTGACGGCGCTGCCATCGCCTGGGTAATCATGTCAACGGTGCCTAACAACCCTTTGCCAGCGCCCATAGCTGCCTCAGCGATTGCCGGTGCTATTTGGCCTTGTGCGTATTCTTGGAGTTGCTTGCTAGGTCTATTGTCGCGCCGATACTTACGACCACCTGCGCGCCTGCGGTCCTTCTCACCCTGCAGATCTAAGTCTCCTGGCGGTATGGCCATAGCGTTGCCAGATGCGGTAGCTGCAGCTATAGCCCCGGCGCGGCCTAATTTCTTCTTGTCTTCTAAATACTTCATCGTGGCGTTACCAAGTAAGCCAGCGCCAGCTGTAGATGCTATAGATAAGGGCGTGGCGAAGCCGCCTTCTTTGTTTGGTTTGTTATCTGGAAAATAGCCGTACTCGTTTACATCGTCACCAGCAAAGTAAATATCTTTTACCTTAACTTTTTCAGAAATAACCTTGCCGCTATCGTTTCCACTTGGGCCATAACCTGAGTAAGCATGAATTTCTGCATACTTAGGGCTAAGTGTTACGAAATCGCCAGGGTTAATACCAGTAATATTTTTGTCGTTAGGAACGGCTCTGTACATAGTCACTTCAGCGTCAGGATTGCCCCTAGCCTTTGCCGCCGCAATGTAGCTTTGTTTATTTGCTAACCCATATTCATCATCGCTAAATCTTGGGCCAGGTGCATAAAGCCTAGGGCCGTCACTTGAATAGAAATCAGTTGGATAACCGCCGCTTTCACCGGAGATTGTTTTTGTAAGATCGTCGAGTCTTACCGGGTATTCGTTGTCTGGGCCACTAGGCTGGTGACTGCCTCTGTACGATACATCTGGCTCACTCAACAAATTACCCGCTAGGTCGCCTTGCTCATCCCTAGCTCTGCGCAGTTCAAGATACTCAGCTTTCGCCACCTTATCGTCTGATGAAATAGCCCATGCTAAACGGGCGCGCTCAGTTGCTTGAGTAAGGTTTTCCCCTTCGCGCAAAAATTTTAATGGGCCAGCTTCAGACTGACCAGATAGGCCAAGCAACCCCGCGCCTACAGCTATCGGCGCTGCACTTGCTAATATCTTGCTTGAGTCTTTATTTTTGGGGTCGAACTGCGCGTTTACCGAGCGAATATTTTTTGGGTCAAAGACAACAATTTCGTCGGAAACTTGAAATCCAGAAAAGCCATCATCAACCATAACCTCTTGAGCTTTTCTTTTTTGTAACGCAAGCTTTTGGCGAAAAGCCATAATTTCGTCAAATTCGTTATTTTTTGAAGCAGCATCAATTTCTTTAAATTCTTTCGTTAACAATCCTTTGGCTTTATCTGAGGCGCTATTGTAGTTTTTTATATCGCCAATTTTACCGCGCACAAATATTGGCAGCGTTCTGCTGTTGTCGCCAAACCCAAGCTGCTTGTCGCCTGCTTGGGACGCTGATCGTATATAACGCTCTGTGTAAGCGGGAGTGGGAGACGCATATACCCCAGGCCCTAACTTGCCCGAAGTAGAAGGATTCAAAGTTGTAAACTCTTTACCTTCTAAATCAAGATCATCACCTTCCAATTTGTCGGTAGAGTGGTAATACACGGTGTCAGTGTTAAAACCTTGCTCTTTCGCACGCGCTAACCTCTTAGACTGCGAGGCGGCATAGTCTAAAGCTGCATCCAGTAGCCCTTTACCAGCCAACTACTTGGCCTTCTTTTTACTTTGCTTTTTTTCTGCGGGCGCTTTGCGGGACATTAATTTTTCAATGTCAGCGGCAGCGTCAGCAACGCCGCCAGGGCCTCTGCGATAGGTTTTATTAGACATCCAGCGAACCCCACATATGGTGATTAGATGGGGTTCATTTTACCACTCAGACGATATTCAGCCCTCGCCTGAGCGGCTTTTGCCAGTTGGTTGCTTGGCTTTTGCCGCCAGACATAGAGATTGCGTCAGAGGCAAATGTGAGGCAGAGCGCGTCTGCCAGGTCGGGAGATCGAAGGCCACGCTTGCGCATACCGTCTTTAGATTCAAGCTGCATCTTGCCGGAGCTTGTGAATTTGTACTTGGCGCTAACGAGTTCGGCCAACAGGTCATCGTCTTTTGGAATGCTTACGTCTCGGCCCTCTAGCCACGCCTTGACCTTAAACCAAAGCTCTGCCCGCAGATTAATATACGTCTGCTTCGATGACGGGCTTTCGCTTGAATTAATGCCAACGGCGGGCAGGCCAAGCTCTCTAAGGCGGTCACATACGCCACCACCCAAGCCAATAGAGTCCACGTTAATCTGCACGGGCTGGTTGCGCGGCTGCAGGCTTTCATACTCCGCAACCACCGCCCCGGTCAGCTGCATTAGGTCCAAGCCCTGCCAAGTTTGAATGGCCACTAACTCGCGGCCCCGGCGCTTAGCCAGGGCGCTTCTGTCACTACCAAACCGGCTCACGTCCAGCCCCCAGATCATCGGCTCTTCGTCGGTGATGATTACGTCCCTGCGCTGGGCACTCTCGACAAGCTCTAGCGGGATTGCCGTATCATCATCTCTCTGGGGAAATTCCCCTAGCACCCGGACGCGGTAGGCATTGCTCTCTTCGCCAAATCGCTTGGCCATCTCGCTTACATAATCATCGCTCACTCGCGGAGAGTCTATGCAGCTGACCTTGCGGGTCCACCAATCGCCTGACATGCGGTGGTGCGTATCGAAGAAAAAGCCAGAGGATCTGGTCGGGTTGCCTAAAAGGATTGTGCTTGCGTGCTCACCTGACATCGAGCCAGCTGCAGCCTCAAACACAGCCTCTGGGATACCAGATGCCTCATCACAGATCAGTAATACGTTGTCGGCGTGAACGCCCTGGAGCGCCTCTGGCGTTTCTGCGCGGCTTGTCCTGCAGCTTATGAAAGCCTCAGAAGGCGCGGCCTTGAGGCTAACTCTGTCGGACTTCACTTCCAATAGCTCTTTGATGGCAACCGGGCATACGTTCACCCAGCGCTTTAACTCTGCGAACAGGGCGTCAAAAAGCTGCGCGGATGTCGGGGCGGTGACAACGATCTTTACAGGGTAGCGGGTGATTAGGTAGTGAAGCATCACCCAGCTGGCTGCAGTGGATTTGCCGGTGCCGTGGCCAGAGCGGATGCTGATCTTCCTCTCGCCGCTTGCGACTGCGTTTAAGAATTCCTTTTGCCAAGGATCAGGCGACTGATTGAGTACTTGCTCAACAAATGCAACCGGATCATTGCGGTATCTTTTTACGAACGCTACATATGGGTTTTCTGCCATGCCATATTTTAACTTGTTTGTATGCGGTAAAACCCATGAGAGGTTTTCCCACACCGTCAGGGATTGAACAGGGACAGGTCAGGGACAGGTCAGGGATTGAACAGGGATTCGTTATTCGT